AGGTTTTTGCTAACTTATACGTTGGTGTAATATAGGCAACTTGCCCGCCTGTAATTGCTTCTTTGATTCCTATGATCTGTGATATTTCTGACTTACCAAATCGACGCCCGCACATTACGACAATAAACCGCTTTTCGCATTCTAATATCTTTTTTTGATTGATATGTGGGTTTGGTAATTCTATGCGCATATTTATTTATTACAAAAAACAATAAATTATTAAAGAAGCATATAAAATTAAACAATTTTTGTCTATATCTGTAAAATAAGAAACCCCAAAAAATATGTAAATAAAATTATTTATTATTTTGTTTTTCATTTGGTTTGTTTACAGAATTGTTTTGCCGTCAACAAATACAACTTCAATTCGTGAATCCTGTTGTACGTCAACCTGTTCTTTTGGCTTGCCATAAACGCGGCTTAATAAAGTATCTAAGCTATAAAGGCTGCCCTTAATTAAACTTTTATTCATAGCGCCTGCAATTGTCTTTTCAAGTATTGTGGCTTTTGGGTTATCGTAAACTTCTTTTAATTCGGTTGTATTCATTGACATCATTACTTGAATCGTGTCATTTATTTCGCTTAGCTTATACCCTTGCTCTTTTAGAAGGGTTACATATTTACGCGGACGCCCGTTTGGGTTTCTTATTTCGCCTTTTTGAACCGGTATTAAATTCTGCTCGTTTGCCATATTCTCTTATTTCCTTCTTTGTTATTTTGAGCGGCAGGGTGGTATTGCACCCCTTCTTTAGTCTGGAAGACTAACGCATTACTTTTATGCTTCTGCCGCTTGTTGTCTTTCTGCCAAAGTTACTTTATTTCCTTTATACATCCCCGCACCAAGTTCATCTATCTTAGAAAATGGAATTACAGGAACTGCTATTTTACAGGTTTTGTCAATCAAATAAATATACCTAAGCTGAAAGCCTTTAATTTTTTGCCACCCAATATGCTCTGTATCCAAATATTTTTTCCAATTCCCGTACTTATTCATTATAGTTTTACTTGACTTTATAGTCATAGAATGAATCTTTTTTCCATTAGGCAACAGAAATAGATCACTATTTTCTTTTATTAAAGTCAAATTAAACCCGCTTGCCCTGTATATAGTTCCATCCCCGCAATCACATCCATCTGAATAAGATAAAATCCACTTTATATTAGGTGCATTTTTTTTAATTAGCTTTATACTAATTGCAATGCATCTGCTTTCACTATACTTTGGCAAATATTCATCAAATGCCATTCTATTCAATTCTAAATAATCGTGCCAATTTGTATTTTCAACTAAGCCAATAGTCTTGCTTTTATCTAAACTTGATCCATAGCTAAGAACCCCGTGTAATTTTTCATCTAAAAAGCACCCAAAATGTAACTTACTATTAGGGACTACTTTGCCTGAATAATGATTAATTTTAATAAATTCATTAGCAATTTTGCTCGGTATAACTTTAACAATTATTTCCTTTGCTCTGCCCATTGCATTACGATTAAATATAAAGCGTTACCATTTGAATTTTCATTGCCCATTGTTTCAGCGTATTTATATTCCTCTGTTCTTTTGATTTCCTCAATAGCATTTTTTATCTGCTCTGCCTGTTCATCTGCCAAAGTGAAAGTCATTTGTTGAAATGGCGACTTATCCCCGTTCGGTAAACTAAAATCTTCACCCAAGTCTTCAACATTACTAAACCCGATTATATCAACTCCCCAATCTGTAAGTTCTTCAGAATCCCAATTATTAGCCAAATCTGACCAATCCCATTCACCGAAACTTGCATTGTCTTTTACTATAAATTGTTTTTGCTGATCCTCTGTCCAATCAACTATTTCAATTGCAACCTCTGTATGACCTGCTTCTTTAATTGCTTTTAGACGCATATTCCCACCAAGTACAACCATATCTTTATTAACTACAATAGGGCGGACGTTTAACATATCAGGAAATTCCTGTATTGACTTTACAAGTTTTCTAAACTTATCGTCTTTAATTAAACGGGGATTGTTCGGGTTAGGTTTAACTTCCGCAATCTTTACTTTTTTTATCATAGGTTTTTTATTTACCTGCCCTGACCTCTATATGCTTTCGGTTTTGGGCTATGTTTATTAAAGGATTTCTTAGCGTGTCCGCATTTCCTTTTACCAAAGTTAACCTTTTTTGAATCACTTTTAACCTTTGCCATTTATTTTTTTATTATGGATTTCTTTTAAATAATCATAGTGCGTCTTTGTATCACCCATTACAACGTGGCATTGTCTACATAATGCCTGCAAGTTTTCAATCGTATCTGCCTTTTTAGATCCGCCCATTCCCCTTGCGTCTATGTGGTGAATATCCACAGCTTTCTGTCCGCAAACCTCACAAGGTATAAAATCCTCTATTCCATAATCAAAATAATCAAGATATATTTTAACGTGCTTTTTCATTATCAATTTGTTCAAGTTTCTTTTGCGCCCAAGCAACGCCTTCATCACCACCCCAAGCCAACCACATCAAAGCGCCGCAATCCTTTTTAGGATCACCTTTTGAATTTTCTCTATGCCTTTCAAAAGATGACATTCTCGCAATCGTATCCCTTGTAATATTTTCACCCTTCGCTAATTGATTTGCACGCGCCCATCCAACAGGCGTTCCGCATTTACGATCATATTGTTCTCTTATATTTATTGCTCTTTGTGCGTTTACTCTTGCTGCCTGTGGGTAATCATTATAACTATCCACCATTGAAACCCTTATTGCAGCCCATACGCTTTGCGCCTTTTCTTCGGTTTCATAGATGCAAGCACCTGATCCTATTCTATATTTCCCGTTTGAACATTTAATTACCGGCATTGTCTATCAATTTACTATAAATAGCAAACCTGTGCTTATTTACTTCGTGCAAATTAAAGTTCTTATTGCAATAATCGTACAAGGCGTTCCCGTAATGCTCGCGCGCTTGCCTATCATTGACTAACATCTTGATCCAATAATACCAATCTTTTTGACTATTGACGTGGCAGGCGGGATAAAATCCCTTGTACGGATGCACGTTGCTAACTATTGCAGGATTCTTTTTTGATGCCGTTTCTAATACCTTCAAATTAGACTTCATTGAATTAAACTTAGAATCGATTAAAGGAATTAGACTTATATCAGAATCACAATAAGCCGCCATATATTCCGTAACTTGATTATAGTTATAAATTGTAGGATTTAATTTTAAGCCATTTGTGAAGGCTGCAATCATTCCGTCCCAAATAGGTTTCTCTTGTTCATTATACCCTGCTATGATTGTACGAACGGGGAAATTAATTCTCTTCATTGGATTGCGTAATATTTCCAAATCCTTTCCGTGCGTTCCTGATCCTGACCAAAATAGCCTAATTAGATCCGAATGCTTTTTATCTAAAAGGAATTGTTCCTCGCCGTATGGAATTGCATTCGGAACTATTTCCACGTTTTGATTGTATTGATATATTTCCTCTGCTAATCTTTCGTGCGTACAGGTGCAAAGGTCTGCTATCTGTATCCAATTTATAATTTGTTGCGGCACGCTATTTAGAATATATCTTTCGTAAAGTATATGCGAAGCGTCTAAATGCCAATAGTCGTCATTATCAACTATTAATTTAAACCCGTACTTTTTTCGCCATTCGATCATTTGATCAGGTGTAATATTGGCAAGCATCCTGTTCAGGATCACAATATCATATTTCCCTTCAAAAGTTTCTTCGCTTATTGTATCCGTCATTAAGCAATAATCTTTTTTCATATTGACTATTGGCATAATGATCCTGTGATAAGCTACTCCACTTGTCTTGCTCGTAATTGCTAAAATTCGCATCTAAGGTTTTTTTCTGTATGGTAAATAGGTTGGTATTTTTCCCAAACCGCCTGCGCCCTTTGTAGGCTCGCGTCTTTCATTGCTCTATATTCTGTTCCATTACCAACGTCGTGACCAATATGCTCACTTTTTAGATCCGGCAAATAATAATTAGTAAAACCTGCTATGGTAGCCCTTTCTGCATAATCCCTGTCTTGCATTCCGTATGGATCATATTCTATATTATAACCGCCGATCGTATCAATCAACTCCCTTGTTAAAAAATTATTCCCAAATGGCGTATGCGTTTTATGTATTCCGTCAACTAATGGTGGTAAATTTTCTACGCAATGTATGCCAATAATGCCCGTTTTTGACACACGTTTTGAAAACATAACCCAATTTTGCAGCCAATTGGTGGGTAATAATATATCATTTGCTAATAAACAAACGCCGTCATATCCTCTTGTCATTCTTAGCCCTGCATTAACTCCCGCACCTATCCCTCTTTTATAACCTACATTGCAGTTTGTCCAATTGTATAATTCATAAGGTACTTGATCACTTCCATTGTCTACTAAAAAGCAATCGGCGTCATATCCTGAATTATGAAAATTCTGATCAATTACGCGCTTCGTTAAATCGTTTCTATTTAGGGTTAATAAGATTACGGCTATATTCATTTGTTCCTATTTTTCTTGCAGGCACGCCCGCGTATTTACTAAATTCTTCTGTTGCGCCTTTAATGAAAGCACTCGCACCGATCATACAACCGCGTTCTATTGTGGTAAATTGATGAAGCACCGCGTTTAATCCAATATTTGAATGTTTATCAATTATAGAATGACCACCTATCTTTGCACCGCAACTTATTGTAACATTATCATTTATTTTACAATCGTGTCCAATATGTGCGTGTTTCATTATAAAGCAATTATCCCCTATATATGTTATTTGTTCTGTACCTGCGTCAATGGTAACCAATCCTGTTATTATATTGTTATTCCCAATCAATACTTTTCCTAATTGTTTATTCCAATACTTTTTATGTTCTGCCTGATCACCTATAATACAATAAGCGCCAATATAATTATTGTCGCCTAAGATAACATTGTCGCCAATGATAGCGGTGGGGTGTATAAAATTAGCCATTGTTATTATTTTCAAACCAATTATATAATCTCATAATCATATCAAACTTGCAAGCGCCGCACCAAACTGATAAAATAAAGTTTGCGTCTAAATAAGTCCGATATATATGCTCGTACATTTTTAATTCATTCAGATCAAGGTTTCTAATATAACCATTCTTTGCACTTTCATAATTACTAATATTAGCAATTAGCCATTCTTTATGTTCTTGTTTTATTTCCATAAATAGTTCCACATTAATTTAGTTATTATTGGCGCTAAAAATCCCGCTATAAACATAGTCGAAGTTATATTTTGGATTAATTCAGGTAAGAAATAGTGTATTGGTGCAAGCCACGCAGCCAAACAACTTCCGCAATTAAAGGGCTTGAAATTGATTCCCCATTTATGGTGCAGGTTATGAATTTCAGTAAAAAATAATGATGCACAGATAGCAGTTAAAATTGATAAAATCATTTTCTAATATTTGTTTTCATTTGTTTTTTGGTTTTATTTATAGTTCTAACTAATGACATATAAGGGATTCCTGTTTTACGACTTAACTCTTTTGCGTTCTTTTTAAAGTCAATAGCGTAAAGTTTTAAAATCTCTTTATTATACCAATGCAGTCCTTCTAAATTCTTTTCAAGTTTATCAATTAGATCCATTTTATCATAATTAATAATTTCAAAATCCTTATCAACATCCACAAACTCAATATGATTTCTGTAATTTTTATAAAACGTACTTCGATCACTTTTAATCATATTAAGCATAATTCGTACTATATAGAATTTCAATTCATTCCTTTCGTACATCCCCTTTAATTTATCTTCATTCATTTCACAAAGAACTAAAAAAACTTCTGCCTTTAAATCATATTGTAATTCTTCAGGCTGCATCTTAGCAAACGCATCATTGACTTCTTTTAAGTCCCAATATTCTGCTAAAATTTCATTTTTGACCATTCTACTAATGTGGGTTTAGAATCGACTTCAGTACAAATATACACAATTCCGCCACATTCGTAAATATCTTTTAAACGATCCTTTTGTTCAAGGCTTAATTTATCACCTATCTTTTTAACTTCCACCGCTACATAAATACCTTTTTCGGTGTAGCCTTGCAGATCCGCCCACCCTTTTTGTATTGTTCCTTTACGTTTCCCAAATGGAATATTGTTCACCCTATTTAACCGCCAACCGATTAATTCAAGGTTTTTTTTCGCCCACTTTGTTAAAATGTTTGCTGATATATCCATAATTAAAATGCTTTTATAGTTCCTTCTTTAATCCTATTTGCATATAAAGTCTGTGATGCTTTAGAACACTCTTTGCAATATGAATAATACCCGTCCATATTTCTTCTGTCTTTTCTAAACTTCTCCCAATCTAAGGTCTTTTTGCACTTGTTGCACTTTTTCATAAAATTCTTTTTTAAATAATAACCTATTCTTTTTTGTTTCCACTTCCGGATAATTTGCATAAAAGTCAATAAAATTGTCTGTATAGCAATACTTTGTAGTCCCGTAGTGCGTGTATTTAACTTGATAAATTTTCAAAATATTTGACTAATGCTAATTTTTTACATTGTGATTCAATATAATCCTCTTTTTTTATTTGCTTACTAAACTCCTTAGCTTCTAATGGATGCATTCTATTTAGCCTGTATAAGTTGTCTTCCCTTACTACCTTGATTGTTTCTAATATCTGATCCTGCGTAAATTTCAGCTTGCCTTGTTTTAATAGGATCATAAAAACTTTATCAGCATTAAATACTCGATTAAAGTCTTCCCGCTTCCCATTTAGCCATTCATTTTTTGTAAAGTCCACAATTTCCTCGTCTGTTAATTGCTTAACCGGTTCTTCGGGTGGCGGTGGTAAATTCTTTCTCACTTGATTTGCTTTTGTTTTATAGGCGTTCATAATTCCTGAAATATACTTAGGGCTAAACTTTTCATAATGTTCGATATTGCAATCAAACTTACCTTGCACCGCCATCTTGAAAGCTATTCTCATTTCCTGAATAGTGAAAAAAGGATAGGTCGTTCGTATATAATCTTCAATCACTTCTAATTCAACTTTATCCGGAAGGCGGGTTAATCCTATTAGGGTAAAAATATATGCTAAGTTTTCCCTAAGCGTTACAGGGCTAATAAGGTTTAATTTATCCCCTTTAAATGCTTCTATGATCGGAAGGTCAGCCTGCTCTATTAACCCAATTGGCAAGGTCTTCCATTCGCTTGCGGCTTGTGGCAGTTGGGTCAGTATTTTTTGAATTTCCATATTTATTTTTATTTTGTAACCAAGTATTTACTCGGCGTTTAATATCAAAAAACTTTTGTGCTTCATAGCGTAATTTACCGCTTTTTGATGGTTCTGTCCAATAATCAATAAATTCCTGATATGATTCACTTAATAAATTTTTAAAAGGTTCTATATTATTTATAAATATATCTTTATTTACACTTATAGTTTCAGTTTCAGTTTCCATATGCATAGGCATATGCTTAGCACTTGCTTCGCTTATGCTATCATTTTTAACTGATTTTGCGTTATTGCGCCTGCTTTCTGTAAATTTTGACCTTCTAATTGATTCATTATACATACGATCGTTAAGAAAAAACCCGTCAACCTGATCAAATTTTTCCCATATTTCGTTATCATATGCTTTGCATATGCTTAACATATCCTTTTCGGTTAGCTTTCCTTTTTGATGCTGAAGGCATAAAAGCCTGATATATTTACCGACTTGCTCGTCTGTCATTGTGAATGTACCACTTAAAAAATCGCTTGTATAAAATAGCACGGCGGGATCTTTTGACATAAATTAAAAAAGGATCGCAGGCTCACAGATAATGGTACTACCTGCTCGCCCTTGATCCAATATATTTAAACTACGTTGTACCATAACGTTTTCTTTATTCTTTTACAAAGTTACTAAAATTTTCAATTTCTTTCTCAATTTCATCAACTTTTTCTTTATACCATTCTTCGGTATCCATTAGATTTTCCGCAGTTTTTATGTTATAAATCACGGTTGTATGATCTCCCACTCCTATATGCTTAGCTATTTCATTAAGTGATAATTGAGTATATTTTTTAAGAATATAAGCCGCCGCCTTTCGTCCAAAAATTACGCTTTGGCTTCTGTTCTTAATTTGAATACTTGTATCAAAAACATCCTCAACTAATTCAACTAATCTATGCGGAAGGATACTTGTAGAAACTGAACCTATTGCAAGATCATCTGTTATTAATTTAGCTTTTACTAATTCTTTATGAAACATTCGTAAACTCTGCAATTGATCTTTGTAACATTGTATTAAATTGTTATTAAATTCCATAGCTTAAAATAAATCGTCATCTGTTAATGTTTTAGTTTCCTGTATTTGACCTGTTGGTGCTACATAATTGTCCTCATAAATCTTATAGTCAGGCTGCGAATTTTTATCCTTATAGGAATTAACCCACATATTATACCTTTGACCATTAATTGTAAATTTAATTACTTCTTTTCCGTCTTTCGTTTGGTTTTTCCAAGCGCCGATTGACTCTTTTTTTACTTCTGACATTTTATATTTGGTTTGTGGATTCTTCTGAACCCTGATTAAAAAATACTGCTTTAAATTCTGAATGCATTTCCCAATGATTTATAAAAAGAATTAAATCTTTATATGCTTGCTCATTATACCAAGCGTAGTGATATACTTTTGCAAGTAGCATCTGACGTTCCATTGGTAATAAATTTTGCATTCCGTTTTCTAAGTCCTGATAAGTTTCTTGCATAATTATTTATTTTGGTTTGCTAAAATAATTTTAAGTGCTTTATCATATTGCTCGTTCGTAGTGTATGCGCTAATCTTTATAGCCTGCTTACTTTTTAGGGTTTCATCCCAAATAGTATTCTCTAATAAAGTTATTAATTTCATACGCTTTTCTTCGCCAACTTCGTCCTTATGTTCATTTGTTGCATCTGAATCCTTAGTGTCATCAATTGCAAATAATCCATTAAGTGCATATTTACGCGCATATGAACTTGCCGATCCGGTGATCTGCGCTGCGTCCATTCCTTTTTTTATTTCTTCTTCGCGCGCCCAACCATAAACTTTGACGGGTAATTCCTCGTTATTTTCATCTATTAGCATTGCCGTTGCCTTTACATAAACTCGATCGGCTACTTGTACTATTTCATCACTAATTAATAGCGCGGTTTGATATTTAAATAAAATTGGCTTTACTGCTTCAATTATATCCTCTGCGCTTCTGTATTTATATTTACCAAATGAATTGGTTTGATTTTTAGGCGCTTTTAATTCTGCTTGAATGTTTATTAATTTCATATAGGTTTTTTTAGGTTTATAAATTTAATACATATCCCCGTATTCTTCAAATCTTTCTGTCCATTCTGACATTGGTGTAAATGGTATTAATGGAAATGGATTTTTAGGCTGAACTAATAAATGCGGATAATATTTAGCTTTAAATTCTTTTAAATTTTGACGCGCATTCTTTAATAAATCATATCTATTTCTTGCATTATTTTTATTACTAATTTCAAAAAGCCATTCATAATAACTTACTTTATTTCTAAGATTTTCTAATTCGTGTAATGTATTCATTTTTTAATTTTTAGGTTCAAAAATTATTTCCTCAAATATTTCTTTTGTAGGTTTTAAAGAACCGCCCTGTGCTAAGATCAAAAACTTTTCATAAGCAGTTTCTTTTATATGACTACCCGAATCCGGTATATAATGGTCATCTTCGGTAGTGTAATAAAAAATGTCTTCAGGTTTGCCGAATTTGGCTTCACCAATAAATTTAAAACTTTTCATAGTATTTATGCCGTATGGTTTTATTACGGCATTACAAATATACATCTTTTATCCATAAAATATACACTTTATTAATTTATTTTACAAAAAAAAGCCACTTATTATAAGCGGCAATACATTATATATAATTATTTATTTATATATCTTCTTCTACATCAAAGATTTCAGCGTGCATTTCCCCGATCACCTCTGCAATTATATCTAAGGATTGCCTTTTTATACGGCGTATTTTATTTGCTTCGATCTTAGATATTAAAGTTAAATCAATATCCTCAACCGCAGACATTGCATAATAGGCGCAGCTAATTAGATCACTTCGCGTGGTCGCTTCGGCATCTTCCCACTCAATTTCTTCCGTAATTTCCGGTTCTTTTTCGTCTGACATTATAAATCTTTTAAAAGTATTTCATCAGGTCTTTCAATTTCTTTATACTCCATTCTATTGCCGCCGCGAATCTTTGCCAATGTATGACGGATTTCCTGCTCTATATTATATAACTCTTGAAGTTTTTTAATAAAAAATTCTTCTTGTTGTTGAAGTGTCCATTTATTAAACCCTTTTGGATAGCGCATTGTTTTTAATTTTTATAAGTTTTTTTAAATATATAGATAAATCTAACGCTTCTTCATAAGCGTGCTGCAACCATTCTATTTCTGAAAGATCAGTTCGATCCATTGTAGTTCCGTATTCTTTTATTCCCTTTTCTTCACGGGCTAAAAGATCGTCAATTATATTATATAAAATTCGCGACATTATTTATCAGTTTTAGAATGAAATTTAAAACAAGTTTTACATTGGTATTGAATCTTAACTACGCCTGTCGCAGTCGTCCATTTTTTATTTCTAAATAAATTATCAGATCCACATTCAGGGCAACTCCCTCTATCAGCACCAAAAATTACTCCATAATGCGTTTTAGGTTCTATATGATTGCTTAATAATTTAAAGACTTTTTCAAGTAAAATAACATCTTTTTTGCAATACTTGATCATTGCTTCCATTGCGAATTTATCTTTATTTAAAAGAATGTTTTTCCAAAGACTATATTCTGTTTTAATCTTTTGACCTAAGCCTAAAAAATCCGCTATATAATTAAGCCTATTTGAATTAAACCTAAACTTTTGACGCGCAACCTTTAAAGTATCAATAGTTGTATATTTTGGGAACATTTGGATATTGTGAAACAAGCACCTTGTCCTGATCCAAGCCAAGTCGAATTTATCCCCGTTATGACCGACCATTTCGTTAGCCACATTTGCAACCTCGATAAATTGTATAAGCATACGTTTATCATTCTGCTTAGCGTCCCAATGTAAAGAATAAACTTCCTTTTCGTCTTCCCACTTATAGCATATACAGATAATTGCACGTTCTTGAATTATATTTGAGTAATCAATATTTTTTTTATACCCTGCTTCCCAAAACAAACCGATATTTGGCGAAGTTTCTATATCAAAAAATAGTCTTCTACGTTTTGTTTTTAGGTTTGGGTTAGTCATTTAGTAGTTTTTATATTGTGTACTCCCGTTTACTCTTATTGCTTTTAATACTTGTTTTCTTTGTTTTCCTGTACTTTCGTATGAAACGTGAACCCAATCAGGATTTTCATTTGTTCCAAATTCCCAAATCAATTGATCAAATTCTAAATTGTTTTTAATATAATCAAAAACCATCTTATTCGTTACTCCGTGCGGCGTTCCATCCATATCAATATCAATGGCTTCGCCCTGACAATGCTGACTTGTCAAACTTCCCTTCACCGCACGATTCAGTTCAATGGATCTGTATCCACTTGAAATATGAATAGGGCAACGAAAATTATTTCTTATTGGCTCAAATACCTTTTCTGCTAATAGTTTAAAATTAGCAATGTGTTGCTCTGTTGGCATATTACTAATGCCGTTTCTTTTAGCGCTTTCGCTGCGTATAACTTCTGATAAATCTAAATGTTCGCTTAACTTCATAAAATATAATTAAATAAATAAAATAATAATCCTATATATAAAATGCCAACATAAGTTAGCACCCTTTTTTCATAGTTAGTCATTCTTCTTGAATATTTTTTCTGCCGTTGTTAATCCTAAGCAACCAAATGCTAAACTTGCAACTGCGTAAACTAATGCCTCGCTTGGTGCTTTTGATAACTCACTAAAGCTATTATGATACATAGTAACGCATAATGCAACTACGCACATAAGACCGCAAAGCCTTTTCATACTAAACCGACCATTGTCTTCTGTAAAAAATTGTTTCATATTATAATTGACTAAATTGTAAAATAATTATTCCTATTAATATTAACTTACTTGCTGCGTGTAACTTTTCAATTTTTCTTTGATTTTCATTATACGCTTCATAGATTCTTTTATTTTCTTTATATTTCCACTTCCAATCATAGAACGAATCCTTAACCAAAGATATTGTATTGA